CAGCAATTAGAGGAACTGATTAACTATGGCGAATAAAGAAGACGAGATTATATCAATGCTTATTCTAGAGGGAGCTTTAGAAATAGGAGCATTAGATGCCGAAACTGGAGAGTTCCTATATACCATTACTCCAAAAATGAAGGATGTAATGCCAGAGTTGTATGAGGAGCACATTCGTTTTGTTAATAAAGATATCCTAAATTTATGGGAAAAAGGGTTTGTAGATATTAACTTTTTAGAAGAAGATCCAGTGGTTAAGGTATCTAAAAAAGCCTTTAATAAAGAGGCTGTATCCCAACTATCCAAACAGGAATCTTGGGCATTGACGGAAGTTAAAAGACTACTTTTAAAGTAAAGTCTGATATAATCGGTATATGATAAAAGAAGGCGACTTTGTTATGGGCATGACATCCGAAGGGATGATTCATGGAGTTGTAGAGCATATAATGATTGAAGGTGGAACCTATGGTGTTCCTGGAACAGAGTATGCGATTGAATCAATGCCCCCAGATAACCCAGCAATGGCTGTTAGAATCTATAAAGAAGATGATGGCAAGTGGGAACCAACTGCCTACAGCATTGGAATGATGTATCAAGATGCAAAGATTGCAGACATAAATAATCACACTATGGAAAATGAAAACGAAGAAATGGATTCAGAGGTAGCTATGGCAATGTATGATTCTTCAATTGGAAAAGCAAAGAAGCCTAATTATCAAGATATGATTAAGCCACGCAGAGGTGGATCAAAACCTGCAGACTCACAGCTTTATGCAAGAGTTGTTCAGGCAGCTAAAGATAAGTTTGATGTATACCCTTCTGCAGTTGCAAATGCTTGGGTAGTTCAAGAGTATAAGCGCAGAGGTGGCACATATAAGTCTGACTCAGTTAGCAAGAGTAGTGTTTGGACTGGTAGTTTGTTTGATCCAAAAGGATTTTCAAAATAATGGCTGATACTTATTCTCCAAATGCTGGCATGAAGGCAGCAGCAAGACGTGCTTTAAAATGGAAAGAAGATGGAAAAGCAACTGGAGCAGGTACTCCTGTAGGCTGGGGTAGAGCAACAGATATTGTAAATGGATCTGCTATGTCTCTTAGTACTGTTAAGAGAATGTATTCATTTTTTTCACGCCATGAAGTAGATAAAAAAGGTAAAGGTTTTTATGATGGTCCAGAGTTTCCATCTAACGGTAGAATTATGTGGGATGCCTGGGGCGGAGACGCAGGGTTTTCATGGTCCAGAGCAATCGTAGAACGTGAAAAGAAGTTTTGGTCAGGAAGTTCATTTAGTTTTAACAAGGGGTAGCATGCTATATTTTATAGTTATAGGCTTGACATTGCTATCATCATGGGCTATAATTAATTTAATAGCTAAAAGAAAAAGAAAAAAATATGCTCAGGTTTTATATAGACAAAGTGATCTACATAAAGTAATGAAAAGATTTTTTTCTTATCCTTTAGAAGATAAAGAAAAACCTCTTACGCAATCAGAAAAGCGTAATAGTAAAGACAAGATTAATGTTTTAGTTATAGATGAAGAAGCTTATTGGGTTTCCGATAACACATTCTTTATTGCTAAAGCCGAAGATGGAGAGGTTATGTTGGAAACAGCAAAGCCTATTAATACCAAAGATATGTCTAAAAAAGATATTGATAAGATGTTGTTTATATTAGACAACTTACAGGGAAGAGATGCAAATGATAGTGGTAGTTCAGGGAACGAACGATTTTGATGATTATCAAGTCTTTCTTCGTGCAATGAGCGTTGCCTTATCGAGCATGAGAAAAGAAGATACAGACTTTACAATATACTCAGTTGGGCCAGCAAAGGTTCACGCATTTGTTTCTGAATTTTCTAATCTCTCAGAAAGAGGCATGAAGGCAAGAGGTCGTAAGATTAAATTTTACAAAGCTCCAACAAATTGGGTAGAAGAAAATATATCTTATGTAAACTATTTTGCATTCTTAAGTAATCCAAAGCAACCAACTTCAAAATTATTTGAGGTTGCAGAATTAAACAATGTCGAAGTGGGAATCTTTAGACACTAAAGGGGAGCAGTATGTTAGTACAAGATCTTAAAATGATGGAAAAAATCGTTGCCAATAACCGTGAATTAAAATGGGAAGGCTGGGATGTTCTAGAACTTAAAAAAACAAACATTGCTAGAACAGATGTTAACGGTGTGAGAATTAATAACCAGTGGTACATAAAGACTGCTTTTGTTCCTAATCGTATGGGGTGGGAGATTCCAAGTAAGTACAAGGTGTAGGCATGAAGCAGCATTTATGGAAAGACGATGCTCCATGTCGTGATTTTGATACAAATTTATTTTTTGAAGAGTATGAAGATAATGTAAGTAATAGATTAAAGATTGATGGGATCTGTACTGCATGCCCTATGGTTAAGCAATGTTTTGCCGTTGGCATTTCAGGTAAAGAATGGGGTGTCTGGGGTGGTGTATACTTAGAAAATGGAGAAATTTCAAGAGAGTTCAACAGTCATAAATCAAAAAGTGATTGGGCAGACATGTGGCAGAAAATGACAACGGATTAAAAGATGTATACAAATGAAATGCGAAGAGCTTTTCATCAAGTAACACCTCCAAAAGGATTTAAAGTGGACTTGATTGACAACGAACACTTCTTAACAATAAAGTTAGATGAAAGAAAGTTTGTTAATTTAGTTCATGATGAAAAGATTGCTGCATTACAATATGTAGTTCAATTAAAACACGCTCTAGAACTAGAGGGTGCAATTGTTTTAGTGACTAGGGAAGCCTTAAAATGAAAATTGCGATTGTTATACTAAGTATCTTGTCTATTTCTTTTGCTGTTGCTTATACTGCAACACTAAGTGCTTTGATAAAAGCAAATAATATATTAACAAAAACTATCATTGATAAGTTTATCTTACAAGAATACATTGATACTGTTCAATCTGGTAAAGATATAAAAACCGATGAAGAAATTCATCAAGAAAGTTTTTTAAATTTTATTTCTGAGTCAAGAGATTGGGCATTTGAGTATATAGAAAATGTTCAGGCTGCTTTAAATAAGTTTGTTGCTGAAACCGATCCTTCTATTGAGTATTTTGAAAAGTATGGAGATGTAGTTGCAGGTCCAAACAATGAAATTTTAAAAAAGATTTCTGTTTCATATAAAGAATTAAAGAATGTGTTACCAAAGGATCAAGATGTTTAAGCTAAAAGATCCAAGAAAACTAACTCTTTCTGCATTTCAAATTTGTGAAGAAGAAAAATGTAAAGAAGAATCTACTAAGATTTGGACTAACAGTGAAATCAGAATACTAGATCTTTGTGATAAACATTATGATGAATTAGAATCGGAGAACTTTTAAATGAAAGATGTTCTACTATCAACACTAACAGGTTTTGGATGCGGGATCGTGTTTGCTGCATTCAAATTGCCAGTACCAGCACCACCAGTTTTTGCGGGAGTCGCAGGAATTATTGGTCTTTGGATTGGCTTCACAATACTAACACGAGTTATATCCTAGGAGGAATAATGAATACAACACAACTAAAGGCACTACTTGCCTCATACGGAAGATCAGTCCTGGCATCAGGCCTTGCCCTATATATGGCAGGAGTAACAGATCCAAAGGATCTATGGACTGCTCTAGTAGCAGCACTTGCGCCAGTGGCAATCAGAGCAATTAATCCAAACGACAAGGCTTTTGGTGTACTGCCAGATGCTAAGGCCGTAGAAGAGGCTTTAAAGGCTGCTAAGGCACCTGCAAAGCGAGTTGCTAAGAAGGCAGCAGCTCCAAAGAAGTAGTCTCTACTTACAGATCAGCCAGTCTAGAGATAGGCTGGCTTTTTTGTTACCCGTTTATTATTTCTAGGTATTTATCTTTAAGGTTTTCAACAGAGAAATGACTAAACCCTAAATTAATAGCCTGTTGTTTACTATCTATCTTATTAGAGTTCTTAACATAATCATCAATAAGACTAGCAAACTTATCAAGGTTTGGAGAATAAAGATCAACCATTGTTTTAGTTTTAAATGATCCTATTTTTTCTGAGGGGATAAGCCATTGACTTGGAAGAATAAGATTGTTAGGAGATATATCTGTCATAAATACAGGTAGTCCACTAATCAATGCTTCATTCATTGGCAAGCATAATCCAGCATACCTTCTTGGTAAAATCATAGCATCATAACCAGAATAAAGATCTTCTCTGTTTTTAACGTTATCAGTATCAATAGTTATTCTTGAATCTTTAACTTTAATATTTAGATCTGTTTGTGTTTTAATTACTAACTCAAAATCAGCTTTAGATTTTGTCATCATTTCTAGTACAGACTCTGTACCATTTCTATCTCTAGCAGCTTTCTTTCCACCAATGTGAAGAATTCTATTATGAGTTTTAGATAAGTTATTTGATCTAGGATTATCAAAGATTGATGTAGTTGTTGGTGGCGGTAAATAAATAACTTTAGTCTTGTCCCCAAACATTTTTTGAACTACTTCAATATTCCATAAACTTGGTGATAGCAAAACATCTGGAAGTGTTATGCTTGAATTGTTTAGATGATCAAATAGTTCATAGTTATATTGTAATATTGTTTTGACATTATGCTTCTTAGCTAAGTCTACAAAGTTAAAACTGTAAAATGTTTCACAGCTTAACACTACATCAATGTCTTGTATGAACCGAGTGTACTCTTTCATTGTTGGCATTCCTGCAGAGGTTGTTCTGTAGTTGTATCCTTCATACCATTCTGGATGTTGTTGATTACCATTAAAGTGTGTTGAATCAATTAGTAGTATCTTGTCTGGGTTAAGCATGTTAACAAGTTCTCTTGTTTGATTACCTAGTCCAGTGTTATCTGATCTTGCTATGATTCCTAGTCTCATGAGTCCATCTCTTTGTATAGTTGTTTTAATCCTTTTAGTGTTCCAATGTCCATATATTTTCCACCAGGATTTACGGATCTAATATCAAGATTCATGTCTATCCAGTCTTGTATCTGTTTTCCTGGATGCTCTAATAGTGGATCGATGTATCTGATAAGATTTTTACGAAACAGCATTGTTCCCCACATGTCTGTATATTCACAATCAGAGACTTTATCTCTAGATGAAATAACTTTACCATTAGATACTAAGACCTGTCCAACTCTACCCTTAAGTTCTGGATCACAACTCCAAGTTCCAAGAACTAAGTCGCCAGCAGTATCCATCATTTCTTTATAGATATTAGTTTTACAGTCAAGAATATAAGTGTCTGGCATTCCAATTAAAACGGTATCGTTATAGTTTCCAACCATAAACTTAACAGCATCAGACATAGTTGAAGGTTCACGAACAACTAACTTTATATCCATGTTCATGTTTTGAATAATAGGAACCCATTCAGCCCTTGTTGAAACTCTAACTTCATCACATACCTCAAGCATTTGATTAACATGCCATTGAAGTATAGATTCTTTTTCTGAAACTGGAAGGCAAAACTTTGGGATACCACCTATTCTAGATGCTTTCCCAGATGCTGGTAAGATTCCTATTGTAGCCATCAGTCTAAACCATATTGTTTCTTTAAGGTTGGTATGTCATTTACGGGCCAGTAGTCTAAAGATTTTGTAGGATCATTAAAGGGATACTTATATTCTCCCCAACCTTCTCTTGTTCTATCCCCGCCCCATTTAGATTTAAAATAACCGTGAACACCTTCAAACTTTACCTGTAGTCCATCTATGGTTGCGCCACCATCTACTTGACATGAAGCGTCAACTTCTGCTGTTGAAGCACTAATTCTCATTACATAACTTATTGGGGTATTAGAATGTACAAATTGACTACGCCAAGATACTACAAGATCTGATTCAGGATTAGTCATAGACTGCTCTTCAAGTAATCTACACCTATGATCCCAATCACAGTCATCAAAATTATAGGGATAAAAGTTTTCATCAAAATATCCAATAGCTGAAACTAATTTTTTATTTATTCCACAAAGATGCCACCCGTGCTGTGTTCTAAACATTACACCCTTAAAATCATTGAGCATATCAATGATATGTGAGAAAGGTTTATTAAATAGCATTGAAGATGAAACAACAAATGTCCAATCATGATTCTTTTTTAATGCTATGTTCCATGCTCTTGATAAGCCAATATTTTCTGATTGATATTCTACCTGAAAACCATACTTTTTTTCAAATACTTCGCACTCTCTGTTACCGCTATTGTCTATCAACAAAACATTTTTATCTTGTATAGACTCCATACATTTATAT